GATCGAGCGCGGAGCGAACTTCAGATCCATAAACCACACTAGAAACATACACTTGCTAGTGTCCTTATCGAATCCAAAGTTCGCTCGGTCCCTCCATCGGCGCTGGCGAACTTTGGATTCGGGGCACTAGCCCATCCACCCCAGGGCCATTCCCCCGCCGGGCCGCCGCGGCGGCTCCGGCCGCCTCATCTGCGCCCCGCCGCGCCGGTTGGCGGCGAACTCGCCGAACGCGTCGGCCCCGTGGCTCGCCGCGTCGTGCAGCGGGCCGCCATAGCTGCGCGTCACCTTCACCCAGCGCTTGCGATAGCCGCGCAGCCGCTCCAGCCCGCCGGCGCACTTCTCCGCGTCGAACCAGGTCATCGGGATCATCAGCCGCCCGGCGTTGATCCGCTCCTCCGGGTCCATCGCCGCCCCCACCGAGATCGGCCACACCCCCAGGGTCCCCAGGGTCTCGAACCGCGAGCGCCCCGCCGCGCCCAGCTCGCGCACCATCACGTCGTGCGGCAGGTGGTGCGTCCCATAGACGTAGGGCCGCCCCGCGAGCGCCCGTCGCACGATCGCATCCAGCCCCTCGCCGGCGGTCTCGAAATAGTCGATGGCCCGCACCTCGCGCCCGGCCTGCTGGAAGAACCAGACGGCGGTGTAGTCGTCGATCCCCAGGTCCCAGGCCGTGTCCACCTTCAGCGCCGGATCGTAGGGCACGCGGCCGATCCGCCCGGCCCGTTCCGCCTCGCCCAGCAGGCTGGCGTAATAGGCCCCCGGCGCCGCGGCGTCGAAGTCCACCATGTACTCGGAGTTGAACCGCGCCTCGCCCTCCTCGACGCTCCCCAGTTCGGCGATCATCTCCGCGCGCTCCCGCTCCAGCAGTTCCTTGGTGAACACGTCGGTCTGCGTGGCCGGCGACTTCTGGGTGAACCACTCCTCGGGCCGCAGCACCCGGCTCTCGAACGCCCGCGTGGCATGCCCGCGCCCGCGCGGCGTCCACAAGAACAGCGCCCACCCCCCGTTCTCCGCCAGGATCGGCCGGATCTGGGTCCAGGCCTCGGGCTTGGCCAGCGACCACTCCGAGAACACCACCCCCAGCGGCGAGCAGCCCATCAGGGCGTCATAGTTGTCCGATCCGGTCACCTGCCAGGTGGAGCCGTTGGCCAGCTGTAGCTTCATCTCGGTCTCGTTGCGCTTTTCCAGCACCTCCGTCGGGAAGGCTTCTTCGATGCGCCTCGCGCCGGTGTGCGGATTGACCGCGCTCCAGATCGCCTTGCGCCCCTGCTCGGCCTCGGGCAGCAGGTGCCAGTAGCTGCCGGGCTTGCTCGCCGCCCGCGCCGCGGCCCAGTGGAGCGCCACCTCGTCCTTGCCCCACCGCCGATGGGCCACCACGTCGGCCCGCGTGCCGCCGCGCAGCAGATATTCCCACAGGTCCACCTGATAGGGCCGCGGCTGCCATTTGATCGGCAGCTCCATGAGCTCCTCGCCGGGCTGCAGCGCCCGGGCCTCGGCCTCGGCCTCGGTGGGCCGCCCGCGTTTGCGCCGCGGCGCCTCCTCGGCTTCGCCGGTCATTGCCCGTCTCCTTCGCGGCCCTTCGGAATCTGGCGGGTGTAGGCGGTGCCGTCCTCCCGATAGGCGACCTCGAAATGGCGCACCTCGATGATCACCCGCCGCGCCGCGCCCTTCTCCGCCCCGTCGTCGCCGGCCCTGGGTCCGTACTTCTTGGGCGCGGCCTTGCCCGCATGCCACTGCAGCGCGCCCACCCGCAGCCGGTCGCGCGGCACCGTCTCGGTCGTCGCCGCCTCGGCCACCACCAGCACCTTGTCGGCGCGCAGGTCGGCCGCCATCTCGCGGGCCTGGGCGTAGTCCTCGCGGAAGTCGGGGTATTTCCGCAGCCAGGTGTAGAGCGTGTCATAGCTCGGCAGGCCGTCGGTGTTGGCGATCCGGTACCAGATGTCGCCGCGCGCGATCCGCTTGCAGATCGCCCGCGTCACCTTCTTCGAATAGCGCACATAGGACACCGTCCCATCCTTGCGCACGGTCTTGGGCGCCGGCCCCTTGCGGGCGCGCGGCCGCGATGACCCCTCAGACATCGGGTTTTCCTTTCAGCTTGTGAGATGGACAGATCCGCCCCAGGCGCGCCGCGCCGATCGGGGTGGAGGGGGTTTCAGCTAAAGCGCTTTCCGCCGAAGTGGCCGCCGGTTCGGCGCTAGTGTCCCGATTCCGAAGTCGCCAGCGCAGATGGAGAGACCGAGCGAACTTCGGAATCGATAAGGACACTAGCAAGTCTATGTTTCTAGTGTGGTTTATGGATCTGAAGTGCGCTCCGCACTCAATCCAACAAGAGGGCGAACTTCAGATCCACCACACTAGAAAGCGCGACAAAACAAAGATCTAGAGCGCCGCTCCGATTCAATCGGAGCGAATAGCGCTCTAGGGTGAGAACTCAATTGGGTTCGAGCAATTTCAATGGCTTGACTCCAACAACACCCGGTCATCCCCGCGAAAGCGGGGACCCAGGTGTTTTTGTTGCGCTACCCGAGCTGCCGCGGCTACGCCGGGCTTCTGAAATCCGGAAAAAGCCTGGGTCCCCGCTTTCGCGGGGATGACCGGTATTGAGCACAGACCCTAACGCGCGCTGTCCCGCCGAGGAGGCGGGCGCCCGATTTCATCCGGCTGGCCCGGATTGCACCGTCCCACCAAACCTGCCGTCCAGGTCGTACGCGTCCCGACTTTTCATGGGAGTCGCGCGTGCCCCCGCGCCCGCCCGCCCACTCGTTTTCGGCCCTTCAATACGCCTGGAACCACTGCACCACCTCTTTCAGGCGCCCTGAGGCGTCGAAGTTGAAATCGACGCCGTAACCGTTCGACCCCCAGTCCGCACAGCCCAGCCCGATCGTCATCGGGGCCCGCGGCAAGGCTTTGGCGCCATGCGGCCGCAGCTTCGCCATCGCGTCACGATAGCTGTCGGACCACGTCACGCCGTAAGGCAGCGATCCGCCCCGCGCCCTCACCTGCTCGCGCTGATAGAGCATCCGGTAGGGGCCCTCCGCATCGTCTCGCCATTCGGTCAGGGTGTTGTCGATCCCGAAGCGATCGATGAACTGGCAGTTTGAGTCGTCGCGGCGCTCGCAATGGGCCGAGCGCGGCGGCTGAGGACCCCGTCGACTGAAGAAGATGGTTCCGAGCGGCGTGCCCGGGAACAATTGCTCCGGAGCGGGACAGGCTTGCGTCCCAAGCGGCGCAGCCAGCGCGACCGGCGTAACGCCCACCCATAGCGCCGTCGCCGTCATCGCGAGCCGAACGAACCCCCTCGCCAATCTCGGACCTCCGTTCAAACCAGAACCCTAGCTTGACTGTAACCGGCCTTCAAGAACAAAATAAGAACTATCGTCGATGAGCTAGAGCGCGCTCCACCGAAGCGGCCGCCGGTTCGGCGTCAGAAAGCGCTACAAAACAAAGATTTGGAGTGCCGCTCCGATTCAATCGAAGCGGCGCTCTGGCCGGCCATCCGGCCGACAAAGGTAGTCGAGTGGATTCATCCGCCGGCCGTTCTGAAGGACCTCCCAGTGCAGATGCGGATCGCCGCCGTCATGCACTGTTTTCGCCGCGTTGCCGCTGGTCCCGGTGATGCCGATCAGTCCGCCCGCCTGGACCTGATCGCCGACCTTCACTTTCGACGCGTCCAGATGTGCGTACTGGGTGGTGAAGCCGCCTCGTGTGACAACCTGCACCCGCTTGCCGTAGCCTTTCGCGCCGCTATCATCCACGATTGCGACCTGTCCGCTGTTGGAAGCCTGTATCTGCTCGCCCGGCGCCGCGGTGATGTCGATACCCTGATGATGCGCCGGGCCGTGGCGGCCTTACCGATAGGTCCAGAAGCGGCCGTCCCCCTGTCCGAACTGTGGCTTTCGCTGCTTGATCTTCGTGTGCCCCGGCAACGGCCACACGACGCACCCTTCCGGCGCAATCCTCGCGGCCGGCGGCGTGAAGGGCGGCAACATTCCTCGCAGGAGGAAGCCCGGCGAGGCCTGGACCGCGCGCGCCCTTGACACATCCGGGACGGCCGGCGGGGCTGAGGGTGGCCTGGGCTTCGACGGCGCCCGCCCCTGCGCCTCACGTTCCAGATGCGCCCGGCCGAGCGCCATAAGCTCGCTCTCCGTGCGCGCCGCCACATTGCGCCCAGCTCGCGTGGCCTCGTTCCAGGCCCGCCGCCCCGCCTCCAGCCAGGTCTGGCGGGCTCGCCGAGCCTCCTCCGGCGAGGTCCGGTAGCCCTCGGCCCAGATCGGGTCGTTGTCCCCTGTTTCGAGGGGCATTCGCATTCCTTTCGGCCGTTGTGGAAAAGGCCGCGCGAGCGCGGCCTGGTGCGGCGCCCGTCAAGGGCGCGAGACAGCGAGGTCTGCTCAGACGGCTCTCGCGAGAGCCGCCGCGCCCTGACAGGTTCGCAAGTCGCCGCGCGCAAGCCAGGACACATACGACATTCGGCGCTG